GTTGTTCCTGTTACTATCCTACCACTCTCAAACCCATATAATAAAGGTTCTGAAAGTTTTCCTAATATTCTAATACCTGTTGTTTCTTGCTCTAAAAGTGTCTCTTCCAAAATACTACCATTTGATGCTCTCAACTTATTAAGTGCCTTCATAGCAGTAGAATTAATAACTGGAGAGTTGGATGATAACGGAATTTTGTTACCATCTCTAGGAGTAAAGGCATCTTTTGGCGTTTGTCCCGCAAAAGGACCCTGCTCTAATTTTCCGTTATTAAATAATTCTAATAGTGTTGGCATAATTAAGTTCCAAATGAAAAGTTATTTTTGGTTGATTTATCAACACTTCTCGCAACATTAGCAGTAACTCGTCTACCATCCATATAAACATCTTTGGTTTTCTCAGTTGCTGCAATTAATCTTTCAGCCCAAGCAGGAGTTCCACCAGCACCAATATTAGGTGTTGTTATTAATTCATTATTTAATGAAGTACCACCCCCACCCAGTGCAGATGGTGGTGCAAGAATACCCGCATCATTTTTACTACCTTGAAATAATCCACCTTCTTTTGGAGACATCATAATAGGACCACCATTTGGATTTATAGCAAGGTCACCAACCTGAGTTGCACCCTTAGCTTTACTAATTAAAGCCAATAATCCACCAATAGCAGCTGCAGCTAAAGGAATACCTATACCAAATGGAATTTCAGCCAATGATTTAAATGTTGTAGCAATTGCTGTAATTGTGGATTGAATTGCTGCTCTTTTTGAAATAATGTACATTGCAGTTAAACCCGCAATAATAGCGGGTAAAACACCAGGTATAGAATTTAAAAATCCAAATATACCACCAACTACTTGGAATACAGGATTTAATATATCAAACATACTTTGTAATAATGGTACAAGTGCAGTACCCAATATACCAGCTATGCCAGTAAAAGCATTTCCCATTGCTTCGACTTGACCTTGCATCTCTTGTTGTTGTGAGAATTGTGCTACTTTGGAAGCTAATTGGTCTTTATCTATATTAGAAATGTCTAATCCCTGTTCAATAGCTTTATCAGCCAATGCCCTTTGTTCAGCATTTAATGAGTTTAGTTTTTCTTGAGCGTTTAATTGTTTGTTAATTTCCTCAACACTCATACCAGCTGCTTTGGCTAATTGTCTTTGTGTAAAGTAATCCTGCTTTCTGAAATCACCCGCTCTATTTAATTGCCTTAATACCTCTTTCTGAGCTTCAACAGTTTTACCCGCCGCTGCCAATGAACGAGCTTGAGTTAGATTGAATTGTCCACCAACAAATGTTGCTGCTACTAATTCATCACCAATATTACTTTGGAAATCCAATAAGTGTTCGGTTGTTGCTGCCACCGATTTTAAATTAGTACCTAATTGTCTTGCTTGAATTGCTGCTTTTGTTAGAGATTCAACATCACCTTGGAAAAGAGTTGATGCTATTTCAGCATTTTCAGCTATATCTTCAAATACTTTAGCAGGTGCTACACCAGCTAATTTAGCCATCTCAGCTACTTGTAACTGAACACCAGCAGCAGTATCTGAACTCAAACCTCCAATTTGTTCAAATATACCCTGTACTTTAGCTGCAGAATCTGCCGATACTCCGAAATTAGTATTTAATAAAGTTAACCCAGCAACTGCCTCATTACTAAAACGAGCAAAATCAGTAAATTCCGATGTTAAAGCCGCAGCAGTATCAAATACCTTTTCAGCATTTACACCCATATATGCAAATTGACCTGTAATTTCGTTTGCTTGAGATTTTATTCCCTCCATTTGGGAATTTGTTAAACCAGTAGTTTCTCTGAATGATTTTGCAGCATCATCTAATTTAGTGAATGATATAAGTGCTGTAGCTGCCAATCCAGCTATTAAAAATAACGGGCCCATACCCGCCGCAAATGCCATTCTTAACTTTCGAGCAAATCCTAACATTGATTGAACAGGACCAGGCAATTGTTGATTCAAATCTTTGAGCATTTCAGTTTTCATAACCAATTGCTCAGTCTCTAAACTTGCCGCCTGCAATGCATTTACGGTATCGTTACCCAAAATACTTCGTTGAGCTTCTAAATCCAATCGTTGTCTTTCGAATTCAGAAATACCCATTAGATTATCCATTTCTTGAGCCGCCGATGTAGCTGACTGAACTAAAGCATCTTTAGCATTTCGTAAAGCTTCTTTTCGTTCTCTTGCGTTCTGAGATACTACACCGCTATTTTTACTTTCAATTTCAGCTTGTTTTGCAGCTTGGGTTGCTAAGTTTGCATAAACATTAACATTATCCTTATTATTTTTTAATTGAGCTTTTACCGATGGTGATAATCTTCTAAATTCGTTTGCAAATGATTGAAATTCTTTATATCCATCCGAAGCTGCTGAATTTCTTTTTTTCTCAGCATCAATTAATCTATTGATTGCTTTTAACTGATTTCTAGCATTTACTAAACTTTGAAGTTCTGAGGCATTAAGGTCCTCACCTGCTTTTTTACGCTTCGCTTGTAAAGCAAGTAAGTCTTTTTCAATTTTGAGTTGTTCACTCCTTTCTCTTCCTAAATCCCTAGAATCAGCCATTTATCTAATATTATTTAAATGTATCTTTTAAATCAATATTATGCTTTTTCAAAAAGTCTTGAACCCAAGGGTCATTCTCTATTTGTTTTTTAGCCATCTTATCGATTTCATCTCTCTTTTTAGAAATAGCTTTTAGACCAGGATGTTGTGCTATCATTTTTTCAATAGCTGCTCTATCTTTAGGTTTGTTACTCTTAAAAAGACCAAAAAACTCACTAAGGTTTTCTTTTGAAATTTTATATTTTGCCATAATTAATATCTCCAATTATCCAACTATAAATATTGAATACAAAAAAAAGTTAGGATATTGAAGAGTACTACTTCTTTATCCTAACTTTAGAAGGTGTTTTAATGTTTTTGTTTGCTTTTTCTGCCGCTTCGTTTTCTTTTTTCTTCGCTTCAGCTAACTTATTGTAGTAAAAGTTTCTGAGGTGTGTTGGCATTTTGTAAACATCTGATTGTACAAACCCATTACCATAGTAACACAATTCAAAAATTTGCTCATGTAGTAATTGACTATGATTCTTCCCCAGGCCAAAAAAAGTTAACGCCTAATGTAATAGGCACTACCTCCATTTCACCATCTTCATGCTCATGCTCATAAGTCATGTCCATATCAGGTTGGATTTCCTTGACATAGTTCCTGAATGCTCTACTATCTTTTACCAACATATTTGATACAAATTTGTTAACAGTTCCCATATCGGAATTACCATCAACTGATTTAATCATATATCTTAATCGAGTAGTGATATCAAAGGATGCATCTTTATTAAACTTTTCTAATGCTGCGATATCTTTTTCAATTGCTTTCTCATCACCATGAGTCAACAATTTAAATACCAATTTATTTTTACCCACTGGTGTGGTGAACTCAAATTCATTTTTGTTGTTAAATCCAGATAAATCAATTTGTTTAGTTTTAACCTTACCTAAATGAATAACAGCTTCAATTTCTTCACCCAATTTAGTAGAATAAAATCTCATAGGATATTCAGGACCATACCCCAATACTCTGGTTGCAAGGATGATTGCGTTCTTATCACCAATAGTGATATCATCAATGTTTACCTTGTCCACAATAATAGATTCAAACAATTTATCCAATACTACTCCCTTTTTAATGAGGTTTTGTGAAGATAAAATATCCTCTTCCTTTGCTGTCATATATTTGAGTGTTACTCTACCAGAAGAAAGGGGATTATCGGAAGGATATACTTTTCCTCCAGATGGTAAATCAATAACTTCCGTTGGAAAATCGTAATGTGTTTCGCTCATAATTAACCTTTATTTGTTGTATATATAAGTATATGAAAACAAAAAAGTTATAAAACAAAAAAAGGTTCTCACAAAGAGAACCTTTTTCAAATATAATAGTAGTGGATAATTTATTAGAATTCCAAAATAGCGTAATCGTATGCTAATGTTAGTTCGATATCAGCAGGGTCATTAGATGAAAAATCTAAATCGTTGAAGTTAGCTGATGCAATAAATGCTCCTTTTAACTTCCATTGTTCGATTTTATCACCAACAGGTCCTAACATATAGAAATCAATATCTTTTTTGTAGAAATCTGCATATCCTTTTCTACCGGTTACAGATTCGTATCCCAATCTTACCCATTCCATAACCTGTTGTGCTCCAGAAGGAACAATTGGGTCATACAATGTGATTGTGATATCCTGCCACTCACCCTTACCTTGCAATTTGCGATAAGTGTTGATGTGGTCCAACTTCACAGTTTCGAAATTGATAGATGGTCTTGCCGCTGTTTTGATTAAGTATGATTGAATACCATCAATCTCCATAATATAGCGATTCTTCATCTTCGGTTCGAAGTTGGTGAAGAACATTTGGTTAAATTCTAATACTTCTGCCATGTTTTATTTTCCTTTTTATACTAATAAATATCAGTTATTCACTTTTTTATTTTATGCTGAGAACGATGCTCCAGTTGGTAAGATGTTGAAATCAATTACAATGAATTCAGCGGTCTTAGTTGGTTGTAGGAAAATCTGTCCAGCTAAAATGTTTCTATCAACCACATCAGGTGTGTTGTTAGTTTCATCCATAACTACTTTGAATGCGTATAAACCTTGTCTTTGTTGGATACCCTCTAAATAAGGTTGTACGGTGTTGATAAATCTACCTCTTGTCTGAGCGGTGTTTTGTTCGAACACTAAGTAACGAGATGTAGATGCTACAAACTTCTTAACAGTGATTAACAATCTTCTTACATTGATTCTATCCAATGCTGATGCCTTATCTTGCAATGTTTTCTGTCCGAATGCCACAATACCTTGTCCAGGGAATGCTGCGATTGGGTTTACTTTGTTTTCGTATAAAGTATCTCTTTCAGAGTGTGTTAATCTATTCAATACTGAAACTGCTCCTACGATACCACCTCTATTCAAACCAGCAGGTGCGAACCATTCAGCTGCAATAGCGTCATTTGCTGCGAATACAGCTGGCATCAATACTGATGGTGGTACTGAGATTAGTTTGTTAGTATTCGTATCTACTGTCTTAACCCAAGGGTAGTAAGAACCAACATAGTTAGAATCTACTGAATTTGCCTGAGTAGTCACCTGTGAGATTGTATCATTCACTGCTGTCAAGTCAGCGATGTAGAATGCATCTTGTCTAGCTTCTACCATATCAATCACATCAGTTACAACAGCTGGGTGTAATCTTCTTACAATACCAGGAGTTACTACCATATTGATATCCCACTCATCAGCGTTTGAGATTGCGTTCACAGCTTTAGCGTATGC